ACTTAATTTTAAATCAAAATAGGTCGGTATTGAGCGCTCAAACCCAGTCGAAACCAAGCCCGATTTATTTAAAGGGGGGGGTGGGGGTCTTTAATATTTGTAATAATAATTATAGCACCCCTCCTCCAGAAATTACGCTCGCTACGCTCCGCTACCTTCTCTCCACGCTTCCGCGTCCCTTCCCCGATGAAGTCCAAGCTATAGCCACATCCATTGCGCTTTACATAGCCCAAGGCATCCCTGACTTAATCTTGCCTACTGGCGTAAGCCCTATTAACCCAAACGCCTCTGAGCTGCTCTTAAAGTATCGTAAGCGCATTGCTCAATCGAAGCCTTCTGCTAAGTTTTTATTAGACCAGATAGGCTATCGTGTGCCTGACGTATCGCAAGCCATAGAAGCCCTCCTAATCGACGCACACAAGCTGGCTAAAGCCAAAAGGGAATATGAAAGTTTATGAGCTTACTGTTTCTAAGGAGCCTTATTTGTTTTTTAGGGTGGATAAACACATGACCATTTACCCTAAGATAAGCGGCATAAAGCCGCCCATTGTGGTTGGCAAGGGTGACTTCATACTAATCGACAGATGGTTTAATTTAGGTGTCGCAAATGAGCAGCAAATAGGCCAACTCATCAAACATGATTACGAAAACAGAAAGAAAGCTAAGGTCAAAAAATGAGCAGAAAAGACAACCTTCGTAGTTCTTTTAAAATCAAGGGTTATGAGTGGAGGCTTCGTTACAAGCTTGATCTTCATGTGCCTGATATCGGCAAATGTGATGGCTTTTGTGACATTGATACTAGAACTATTTGGTTAGAAAAAGCCTTAAATGTTGAGCAAAGATGGCTCGTTTTCTTTCATGAACTTATCCACGCCATTAACCATGAGCTTCATGTAACGGAAGAAGGCGGCATTGATGGCGTACTTGGTGAGATCATAGCCGAAGGCTTAACTTCGGTACTTAATGAAATGTTTTCTTTTGCTTGGCGTAATTCGATTAGAGCGCCTCGCGGAGTTTTAAGGGAGTTTTGTCGTGCAAAAAGATCAAAAAGAAATTTCTAAAGATACCGAGATAGATCAATCTTTTGACCGCTTATGGCCTTTTATTAAATGCCTTAGTCGTCATGAACTAGATCGTCTAGCTACCGCCATTACGAATGAATTAGCAACTCGGTCGGCTGTAGCTACCGCTAAACGAATTTATGGAGCCACAAAATGTCCTACGAAATAACGCCTTATAAGAACCTACAATTTTCATCTAAAGTAAACGATCAAGCTGTTTTAAACATGATGCCCACTTGGTTTCGTGAAGCGGCTAAGAAAATCCCTAAGCGCAATATGCGTATGGACTTTGACAACCTAGTTAAGCAAGCTAGGCCTAACCAAACAGAAGAAATGCTACGCCTCACCTTTTGGGAAGAATACAAACGCGCTATCGCCGCTAACGAAGACACCATGATCTTATCAAATATCTTTGGTGGTGTTTGTGACCCTCGAGTTTTTCGTGACTTAGTTGAAAGAAACCCGATTAAGCTTGCTTACTTGTTATTCCCTACACCAGCTTTATCAAGTGCCTTAGAGGACATCATCCAGCTAGGTACTAAGCGTATGCGTACTTTACTAAATGCGGAGCCTGTAGACGAGGATGGCAAAGTTAATGTGAAGCTTGCTTCATTACAAAAGACTATTTGGGAAACGGCAATTAAGCTTAAGAACGGTACGACTCAAACAGTGAACATTAACCAAAAGTCTTTAAACGTGACGCAATATCATTCTTCGCCACCCTCTTTACAAGACGTAACCCCTGAGCAAACTCAGATCGAAGCGGTTAAGCCTGAACCAGTTGTTAGCGAAGTTGAGCCTAGCTTTAGTGTAGCGGAATTAGAGGCGGCGGCCTTAGCCGATTTGCCAAAGCCAGTGATTGAAACTCCGACCGAAGGCTTTGAAGACGATGAAGACGTGTTAGGATAATATGGAAAAAACAAAGTTTAATTTAGATCATTTCTTAGTTCAGTTAGAAACCGATGAGGAGCTTGCTTTATTTGAAATGAGTAAAAAAGTTTCTGAGCGTTCTGGTCATTATCGCAGATGCCCTCGTTGTGGTTCTATGTCTTGGGAGCAGCTTTACCCAGACGAAAGAGGCAAAGACATTTCTTGTAACGAGTGTGAGGGGTGTGCTACTTGAGTTTAGAACAAGACGCTAAAGCTCGTGCCTTAGTCGCCAAACAAAAGGCTTTAGATAAGTACAAGTCTGAGTTACCGCATCTTTATTCGCATAAGTTTTTTTGGTGGTCACGAAAGTTTTGGGAATCCACGAATCGCTACACTTTTTTAGTAGCATCGAATCAATCTGGAAAGTCTAGCTGTCAAATCCGTAAAGCCATTAGGTATTGCACCGATGTTGAAAGCTGGCCTAATTGGTTTACGCGTGCACCTCAGTACGGCTTTTACTTTTACCCTTCGTTTCGATTAGCTACTCGTGAATACCACAACAAATGGGTTAAGGAGTTCTTGCCTCGTGGCTCGATGAAAGAAGATGCGAAGTACGGATGGACACCTGAATTTAAAGATAAAGAGATTTACTGTATTCACTTTAACTCTGGTATGAAGATTTATTTCATGTCGTACACGCAAAAGGTAAGTGACCTTCAAGCCGCTTCGCCTGACTTCGTGTGTGCTGATGAAGAAATGCCGATGCACCTATGGGGTGAAGTCTCTGCTCGTTTATTAGCCACCAAAGGGCCATTTAGCTTAGTTTGTACGCCGACTATCGGTGACGATTTTTGGCGCGGTGTATTTGAAAACAATAAAATGCCTAATGCTTGCGTAATTAAAGCAACCATGTACGATACTGTGAAATTTGAAGATGGCTCATTAGGGCTACGCACAACAAAAGAGATTGAAGATTATAAAGCTAAGTTACCGACCAGACAACAAATTGAAGTTCGCGTTTACGCTAAGTTTGCCAAAGCTGAGTCTGCTGTTTTTCCTACATTTGACCGCTATGTGCATTGTGTTCCTCCTTTAGACGAAGCTAAGACATGGCCTACATACGCTGGCATTGACATTGGCTCAGGCGGTGGCAATGACCCTGCTGCTATTGCGTTTGTAGCTGTGCGGCCCGATATGCGCGAAGCAAGGGTTATTAAGACTTGGCGAGGTAGCAATCAAGTTCAGACTTCAAGTATCGACATTCTTCGCAAATACCAAGAGTTAAAACAAGGCTTTAACATTGTTGCAACATTTTACGATCAAAGCTCGCGTGAGTTTTATTTAAACGCACAAGAAGCTGGTGAAGTGGTTTTGCCTTCGGACAAGAAGCATCACACTGGTCAAGGCTTAATGAACACTTTGTTTAAGCATGGAATGATGTTGATTGAAAAAGACCCTGACCCTTTAGCTGTGAGTTCGGATGGCTTTCCTTTTTGGGAAACTTTGAGTGAAGAAATAGAGTGCATGAAGGATAGCATCAAAAAAGACAAGCAACCTGACGATCAGTGTGATTCAGTTAGGTATGCAACAACCAGAATCAATTTCGATTTTAGCCACATTGGTACAAAGACTGTTGTCACCAAGCAAGAAAATAAAACCGATTGGAATGATAGGTCTAACCACTTTACAGAAAACCTTAAGGCTAACGATGTAATGGACTCGGTTGACCGAGAAATTGAATTTTATAACGAATTTAGTGATTTATAACGTCAAGGAGGACGATTTGTTTAAGTTATTTTTATCAGGTAAAGATATAAAAGAAATTATTTTAGCAGGAAAAGATGCAAATTGTGAAAGCATCACTTATAATGGGCTTCATGTTACCTATAGTAAACTAAGCGTACCAAGCGATAGTTTGTGGCCTTCACCAACGCCAACAGTCTTTAATGAATCAGACAATCCAACCAAAAACGAAGTTATCGGTGATGAGGCACACGCCCTCTCTTTAGATTTGCAATATAAATTACACGAAGACCCGATAGCCTTTGAAGAAGCATTATCACAGCAAGGGGCTGAATGGAAACGCAAGATCAATCCGCAGAATTAAAAGTTGAAAAGTTAAATCAAATGTTCACTGATGGCGAAGGGGCTGATAGAGCTACTTTTGCCGACATGAGAACGGCTATTTTACTTTACAAAGGCGATCACTTTAAGAAAAAATCTAAGGCTTTTCTAGATCGTAATAGTACGCAACTAACAAGCGATACGAAGATGAAGCTCTCAGAGAATCATGTTGGTATTGTTTGCGATAGAACTAAGTCGGCTATTATTAATCAAGCGCCAGGGGTGTTGTTTGCGCCGAATAATGCGAATGAACGTGGTGACATCAAAGATGCTGAGTTATGTAACTCGGTAAAAGAGTCTGCCGAAGAAGGTTTAAAGTATTACGATAAGCTTGATAGATGGGTTGATTCTTTTGTTGTTCAAGGTGAATGTTTTTCATTAAATTACTTTGACCCTTTTGCTGGTGAAATTCGTGGTTACAAACAAAAGACTAATGCGGCTGGTGAGCCTTTGTTTGTTCATCCTTCACTTGGTGAAATACCTATGCCTATTGATGAACTTGGTCAGCCTTTGCCTTTGGCGCAAGGTGATGAGCCTGTTTTTCGTGGTGAACTTAAAAAAGAAGTTATCGAGCCTTACAATGTTATTCGTCCTAAGTCTGCAACTTCATTAGATGAGTCGCCATGGCTTTGTATTCGTAAGATGCTATCGCAAGAAGACGCTAAGGTTTTAATTAAAAACTCGCCTGACTATGAAGATTTATTAAGTGAAATTAAAGCTGCTAGTGATACAACTTATCAAGTTTTTGAAAACAATGAGTATGTTGATATTTCTGGTCAAGTTTTAGTTAAGTATTGGTTTTTTAGAAAATGCGTAAAATATCCAAAGGGTTATTTTATCGTTCAAGTTAATAACAAAAAAGCTAGTGAAGGTGAATTACCTTTTGGTGTTTGGCCTATAGCTCACACTGGTTTTAAAACGACTTCTGGTTCACCTAGAGCGACTGGTAAAGTTAAAGACATTCGTCACGCGCAAACGCATCTTAATTTCTTAGTCTCTAATGAAGCTTTCCACATGGTAGCTTTGGGTGACGATAAAGTGTTCACACAAATGGGTACTAAATTAACTATGGGTGCTACATGGAATGGAATTAGGTCGTTTAGCGTGAATGGCCCTGCGCCAGTCGTGCAGCAAGGTCGTGATGCCTCACAATTTGCTAGAGCTATTGATCGCCAAGTTATGACTATCTATCGTCTTGGTGATGTTGAGTACGAAACACAAGAAACAAAAATGCAAGACCCTTTTGCTATGCTTTATTCTTCGTTAAAAAATAAATTAAAACACTCGCCTTATGCTTCTAAGTTTGAGCGATTCTTATGTGATGATTGGAAAATCTACATTGAATTATCAAAGCATTACTTAGATGATGATGCGATTATTAAGCACGTTGGTAAGCGTGAAGCTATTAATATCCCTGAATTTAAAGCTGTTGATGGTAAGGGGTATCGCATTAAAGCTAAACCAGTGTCTGGAACTTTAGAAGAACAATTAGGTCAATCTTTACAAGTGCAACAAATCCTTCAATATGTAGGTAAAGACTTGCCTAAGACTGTGGTAGCAAGACTTATTAACCTTATGCCGTTTGTTTCTAAAGAAGCGGTTGCGAGTGAAATGTTGCTTACTGATAAAAACATTGAGAATGACATTTTAGCTATGGACAGAGGCGAATTTAGAGCTGCTGTTAAAGACGACGATCATGCTATGTATATGCAGCGTCTTAAGTCACACATGAAGTCTTCTGAATTTAGAACGCTTAACCCAGAAGTACAGAATATGTACCAAATTAAATACAAACAACACGAAGATTTCTCAGCACAATTAGTTGCAGAACAGCAACGTGCAGAGCAAGGAATTATCCCTACTGGTGGTGGTATGGTTAAGTTTGACTTACTTGATGAGAATGGTAAGCGAATGGTAGCCGATGTGTCTTCGGTACAATGGTTCTTAAAGCAATTAGCGGCTCAAGGTGCAACGCAAGAAGCGTTAAGCCAGCAAGATCAGCAAACACAAATAAACATTTTAAACCAAGCTCAAAACTTGGTTAATAATCAACAACAACAAGGCATGATGCCGCAACAAGCGCCAATGATGCCTCCAATCGCCTAAACCAAGGCAAGGAGTTTTAAATGGAACAAAGCACCGAAACAACAAGCACAGCTCAAGCTGTTCAAGAGTCTGTAGTAGCCCCACAGCAAGAGATTAAATCAGTTGATGATTTACGCTCGGCCTTGAATGAATCAAAGCCTAGTGAGCCTGTAAAAGAGGTTAAAGCTGATCTTAGTAAGCCAAACTTAGTACCAGAAGGACAAACGGCTGACCCAAATGCGCCACCTCCATATACTCCTAAAACTAAATTCAAATACACGACTAAAGATGGCGGTGATGCCGAAGGTGAATTTGATGAAATGATTAAAGCCGCTATTAAATCTAAAGAAGATGAAGAAAAGTGGGCTAAGTTTTATTCAAAAGCGCATGGTTTTGATTTTGTTCACACTGGACGCGAAAAAGTACGTCAAGAGTTTAAGCAATACCAAGATCAAGTAAAGCCAGTTATCGAAATGGCTATGACCGCTAACAAGTTTTATACGGCTGGCGACTTAGATGGTCTTTTAGAAACTATCGGTATTCCGTATGAAAAAATACAACAACACGTTTTTCAAAAGCTTCAACTATCAGAATTACCAGATCAACAACGTCAAATTTATGAAGAAAATCGTAGATTGCAACGTCAAAACATGGCAATTCAAGAGCAAATGCAAGGTTATCAGTCACAAAACTTGACAATTCAAGAACAAATGATAAATAATGAACTCAATCAAGAACTAGCTAGACCAGAAGTGGTTTCATTCAAAAGTGCTTTCGAGGCAGCAAACGGCCAAGGAAGTTTTGAACAAGAAATCCGAGCGCGTGGAGCTACAATTTACCACACGCAGAATGGTCGCATTGCTAAACCTAGCGAAGTTATTAGTGACGTTCTTAAAAAATTCAGCTTTGCTACACCTAGCTTACAAGCTGCAAATCCACAAGCTACACAAACGCCACAATTACAAGTTGTACCTAACGCTCAACCTAGCGCACAAGCACAGCCTCAAGTAATTCCAGCGACAGAGAAGCCCACTATTCCAGTGATCTCAGGTAGCGGAGGAAGTCCGACTCACAAAAACTTCAAAACTGCTGATGACCTTCGTAAATATTACGATGAAAAATTCAGCTCATAAATAAACAATTTAACTATTCCCTCAAAAATAGAGGGCTAGGAGTATTAAATGGCATTAAGTCAAACACACAGCGCGATGTTAAAGCGCTACATGAAAGAAGAAATTTTCGAGGCTAAACTAGCTGAACGTTCATACGTTTGGAAGACAATGAAGAAAAATTACGATTGGGCTGGTGGAGTTTATGAAATTCCAGTAAAAACCAACGGATTTAACTCTGTACAGTTTGGTTCATTACCTGCTGCCAATGACATTGCTGAAGCTGCTGAAGTTATGGGTACTGTAACTTCACAAAAAGAACTTGCAATGACAGCGATATTCAATGAGCGCGATTTACAGCGTCATGGCTACAGCGAACAGACTTACATTAAGTCTATTTTGCAAATGGCAGAAGAATTGCCGTTAATTGCTGCTGACCAGATTGAATCAAACTTACTTCGTGGTTACGGAGCAATCGGTAAAGCAGTAGCCAATGGTGCTGTAGGTGGTACTATTACTGTTGAAAATCCTGCTTTATTTCAACCTCAAATGAAAGTTGAAGTGGACGATGACGACTCAGTTTTAGCGACTGGTTATGTTCGTACTGTTGACATCAATACTGGCGTATTAACTATTTTCAATGCGCGTTCTGGTGGTGCTGTAGTTGACTTATCAGCGTACACAACTGCTCAAAATGCGGTAGTGCGTATTGTTGGTTCTGGTTCAGAAAAGTTCTTAGACTTAAGAACTGCTTTACTTCCTGCTTCTGTAGCTGGTGGTTCTGACACGCTTTATGGTTTAACTAAAGCTGACGCTATGACTTTGCAAGCTAAACGTGCTTCTGGTGCATCATATACTGCTGCAACAATCTTAAAAGACTTGTTAAAAGAGTTTTACGCTAATCGTAAACTTGGTCGCGGTAACATCACTGAAATCTGGTGTTCAACTGGTGCTTTCGCTAATGCTGCTATTAACTTAGAAGCTGGTCGTCAGTATGTGGTTAAAGATCGTTCTGCTGGTTTTGGCTTCAACTCAATTTCACTTGTTGGTAACGAAGGCGAAGTTAAATTAGTTGGTCTTAACTCATGTCCAGATGACACAGCTTTCTTTGTTGACTGGGATGCAATTAAATTTGCTGGTCAAAAAATGAAAAAGAAGATGTACGGCGAAGCTGGTCAAGAGTACTTCACTGTTCGTAATACAACTGGTATTCAGTTTATTTCGGATATGGTTCTTGCTGGTGACATCATCATCAACCCTGGCAAAATGGGTATTGTTCACTCAATCCCTTCATCTGTATCTGCATAATTGCTCACTTAACAATTTTGTTGTGAGCCTAGGGGAGTTAACCTCCCCTAGTTTTTGTTTATTTAATTAATTTTATCTAGAGGTTTAATGAGCGCAAATGATTCAAATATCATTTTAGGTAAAAAGCCCGATGGGACTTATACAGCCGTTAAAGTTGATGAAAATGGAAATTTAGTAACTACTGGTTCATCTGGTGGAAGTTCTGCCGTTCAGATTAGTAATGGTTCTGTTACAGCGACCATTACTGATGTTAGCGGTAAAAAGTCTTTAGACGTTAATGTCACAGACATTACAATTAATAAAGACAATGATTCAATCACTACTCACGCAGCGCAACTCACTACTCGTCTTGACGATACTTCTACTTTAAACATGACTTATGTTGGCGAAGCTAACATAGGTTCTGCTGAATCGTCTGCTGTGTGGCGTATTAAACGTATTGATGAAACTAGCGGTATAAAAATTCTTTATGCTGATGGCGACGCTAATTTTAATAAAATTTGGAACAATAGAACAAGTTTAACTTACTCATAGGGAATTAATGGCAAATCAAACGGTCACCACTTCAGTTAATTACGATAGCGCGGCGATTGCTCCGCTACTTGATGGTGAAACTATCACGATCAACGGTGGTTCTCTTACGATAAATGCTGACACTCGACATAACCAACAGGCTGCGGTCTTTGGAAATATAACAGTATCGTCAACTTTGGGCGGCGTTGTTTCGATAGATGGTACGACTATTTGGGAAGTTCCCTTTTCGGCTTCAACTGGCAACGTACCGACACAAGCGGCGTTAGGTTCTAACGGCGTAACAGGCGGCACAAGCGGCGCAACAGGTGAGTTAACAAGAGTGTGGGCTACTGGTTCGTTTAACCCTTCGGCGGCTGGTGGAGCTATGCCAGCAACTGGATTTATTAAATTAAGGTCTAAAACTGGAAACTTTACCACAGGCGAAACAATCACTTTAGCAAATGGCGCAACGGTCACAGCATCAAGCGCAGGAAAGCGAAGCTGGATTCATGTAGTTGGTCAATCGGGTTCAACACTTCTTACTCCTCGCTTGGCGGATGCGACGATAAAGGGCGACTGGTACGAAGTGGGCACAACGAACGGAACCGACAATCAAACAATTCAAATGCCAGCAAGAGATGAATATCCCGCAATTCAAATTGAAACTGCGGTGGGCTCAGGTGTTTACGAGTGGTGGGCAAACGCTGGCGATACTTGGAACGGTTTTTATCCGAACACCGACGCAGGTTCGGGAAATACGAACACAACTTTCACAAGAAACGCAATCGCAGGCCCTGCAAACTATCCAGCGGCTGAGCGTGTGCGTGAGACTACGGCGAACGGCGTTCACTCGTGGAACGGTCAAAATCTTCAAGCGGCACAAATGGACGCTGGGTCATACACTCATTTGGCGATTGTAAAACAAGAAACTCGACAATGGTGTGTGGTTCAACTTTCTACCAATGGCGGCAGTACAAGGTTCGGTGCTTTGGTTGATCTTGCTGCTGGAACTATTATAGCAACACCTACAGTGGGAAGCCCTACTGGAACATCATCTTCAATCACATCACTAGGTGGTGGTTGGTACGAAGTAAGAGTTACGCTAGACCATATAAATAACACTAATCTTACAAGCTTTGTAGCATTGGCCGATTCAGCAACACCAACCTATTCAAGCGGTCTACCGACTTACACAGGCAACGTAGCTCAAGGCATGTATGTTGGTTTTTGGACTGTAATTCAAAACACTCACGCATTCATTACAACAGAAGAAGCTCGTGGAAAGTTTTTCTATTCAGACCCCTTTGCTGGGACTATTCAACTTGCAAAACGTGGTGCGAACAATGCTGGATATAAACCAGTGTCAGGTTTGAAAATTAGAATACCAAATGTTATTTTAAGTACATCAACATCAGGCGACTATACTGCACAGTATGTAAGTAATATTAGTAAATACTTCGTTAACATTTCGGGTGGGGTTGTTAACATAGATACTGTTACTTTTTTATGGTCAACAACCAACAACACTCCTGTTAATTTTATTCTTAAAAACTCTGCTTGGAATTTAGGCTTTAATTTGTTAAATTTTGCAAGCGAGATTCGTAATACTTGCATTGCTCCAATCCTATACGCTCAAGGCAATGGTATATCATATCAAAACTCGGCAAATGGTTATGTATATGATAGCCGCATAGTTCGTAGGACTGGCGCAT